GACAAGCAAGCTATTGTAATGAAAAAGGTGATACAATCTTATATAGAAGATGAACTGACGGATGAAGAATGGTTAAAAAGCTTAAAATTACACGGGAAGCAAAAAAAGCCCATAAAGAAAGGGTGTGGACAGCCAAAGACCTAGAGTCTGATCCATGTGACGAGAGTGCTGGAGTATCTAGCCATTGGCAACACGTTATAGAAAATATGGAAATTGAAATCATACACACCAGCCAAGGCACAAAAGCTGTGTGGAAACAAAGGAGAATATAATGCCTAAAGGAAAAGGAACTTACGGAACTACAATGGGTAGACCCCCTAAAAAACGAAAAGTAAAAAAGCCTAAGAAGAAAGGTGCTTACTAATGGGAACAGCATGGGCAATACTTGGGGTGCTTGTTGTGCTTGGCTTGATTTACAGAACAATACGCAAAGATGCACAATCTGCGGTACAAAGTGAAATAGCAGAAAATACAATGGAGCATCTTAAGAAATTGAATGAGGTAGATAATGAGTCAGACCTACAGCTTAAGAAAGATGTTAGTGATATGCGTGGTAACCCTATGGCTTGGTGGTTGCGTAGGAACCGTAACGGTCGCTAAAAAGTACCCTATGTCTGCTTTGCCAAATATGGAGTGGCAAGCTAATGGAGAACGTAGGTCTATAGACCAGATGGAATTTGTTAATTTAAGTGAGTGGATAATAAATGCTGAACACACTATTAAAAAATACGAGCGTCAAGTTGATATGTTTAATGATTCTAGTGACTAGTAGTTGTGTTGATTTAGCGTTGGCTGGGAGTATGACTATTTCAGCAGAGATGAAACTCTTGAGTGGTGGAAGTGACAGATACATAGGCGAACTACCAACAAAAGGTATTTATTTTTTTCAAGTAGAACAGGTACCAAGAAGTGTGACAGTCTATTGGGATTATAACGGTGACAAGCATCCAGATAAAGCGTTTGTTTGCCCTATGATAGACCATGTAAGTCTTTATAATTGCAACAACACAATTAATTTTGATGAAACAGGAGATAATACTTATATCTTTAATACCTGTCCGGCAGACTTACCTACTGCTTATCTAACGACTAGAGAGTGTTGGGAATGCCAGACTTGCATGTATTTTTTAATCCCAGACAAAACATATCATCCTTTTTCGGTAAACCGCCCTTTTTTTGAACGCAAAGAAATATGTGCCCCAAATGACAGATAAAATAGTTAAGTTAGGTAATTTAATACCCAATAGAAAAGGTAGACCTCGTGGTGCCAGAAACAAGCTTTCTACTAATTTTCTAGAAGATATACATAGCTATTGGAGCAAACGAACTAACGGTGCCAATGGAACCACTAGAGGCATGAATTTATTAGATAAAGCAGCAGAAAAAGATCCTATGGCATTTTGCAAGATGGTTGCAAGTATCATACCAAAAGAACTACACAAAGAGAACACGGTTCAGGTCAATTTTGTAGAAGCGTTAAAACAAATTAATAATGCTGATATTGTTGATCTAACACCCCCCATAGAGGACACAGATGATTCTGGAGTTTAAACTAAGATGTTTATTGGAGCCTAGACTAAGATGATGACGGCTGACGGTTTTGATGAAGCTATAATAGGTAGTATTACTTCTTATGGTAGAGGCGAAACGGTACTTTATAGTACTCAAAAGATCATTGAGGTTATGATGGAACGTGATGGCATGACTGCGGAGGATGCTATTGAGTTTTTTAATTATAATATAATCGGTTCTTACAACGGTGACGGTATGCCTGCATTTTTAAACGATCATGTGGAACCTTTGGAGTTTGACGATAATGGTATCATCTTCAACTGATGAAGTAGTTGATGTAAGAAAAAGATTAAAAATATGGTATGACAGCCCTTATAAGTTTGTAACTCAAGCTTTAGGTGTCGAACCAGAAGATTGGCAGAAAAAGGCTATGCTGGCGATTAAGAATAATGATCGTGTGGCTGTGAAATCAGGTCATGGAGTCGGTAAATCTGCCCTAGAAAGCTGGATTATACTATGGTGGCTCTTAACAAGATATCCTGCAAAAGTCGCTTGTACTGCACCCACTGGACACCAATTGTCCGATGTTTTGTGGGGCGAAATCGCAAAGTGGTACAGGAAACTACCTCCGGGGCTAAAGTCGCTTCTGGCTGTAAAGAACGACAGAGTAGAATTAGTATCCGCACCTAGCGAATCATTTGCTGTAGCCCGTACAGCTAGAAAAGAAACCCCAGAAGCATTCCAAGGATTCCATTCAGAAAACATGTTGTTTATGGTGGATGAAGCATCAGGTATTGAGCCTATCATATTTGAGGTAGGTGAAGGTGCCATGTCTACCGCAGGAGCTAAGACCTTCCTAGCCGGAAACCCTACTAGAACCAGTGGTTATTTCTTTGATGCGTTTAACAAAATGCGTTCTTACTGGACTACAATGCAAGTTTCATGCGCTGAAAGCAACCAAGTTAGCACCAAATATATAGAGCAGATGAAGGAAAAGTACGGCATAGACAGCAATATTTACCGTGTGCGTGTGCTAGGTGATTTCCCGAAAGATGATGATGACAGCATCATGCCGTTGTCTTTATTAGAAGGTAGTGTTGAAAGACAAATAGATATCCCAGAAGATGAACCTGTTGTGTGGGGGTTAGACGTTGCCAGATTTGGATCAGACAGCACGGCTTTATGTATTAGGAAAGGAAGGAGAGTTGTTGGTAAGGTTGAATCATGGAGAGGCAAAGACCTTATGCAGACCTGTGGAATTATTGCCAGCAAATACAAAAAAACAGAAATACATCCTAACGAAAGGCCACAAGAGATATTGGTGGATTCGATTGGATTGGGGAGTGGCGTGGTGGATCGGCTCATGGAAATGGGGCTACCTGTTAGGGGAGTCAATGTGGCAGAAAGGCCAGCGGTGGAACAGCTCTACAATAGACTAAGAGATGAACTATGGTTTAACGCTCGTGACTGGTTTGACACAATGGCAGTGAGTATGCCTAGAGATGAAGACCTGATTGATGAATTAGCTAATGTTAAATTTGCCTATACCAGTTTAGGTAAGCTACAAGCAGAAAGTAAAGATGATATGAAAAAACGAGGTCTAAAGTCTCCAGATCTAGCAGATGCTTTTTGCTTGACTTTTGCTTACCAAAGCTTTGGGGGTAGTTTTAATAAACCATTGGAGTATAACAATATGGGAATAGTTTGACTACACGCATATGACAGGAGGAAAACAATTGAAAAGAACAAAGCGTAGGGCAAAACTAATCAAGATGTCCAATGGAAGATGCCACGATTGTGGAAAAACATTTCCGAATGCTGTGTTTGATTTTCATCATGTCGAAGCCAAGGAGTTTACGCTTAACGCATGTTCTATGGACAGATCGTGGAAAAGTATCGTTGAAGAATGGGAGAAGTGCATAATGCTGTGTGCTAACTGTCATAGGATATGTCATAATATAGGAGAGTACGATGAGCCTTAAAGATAGTTATAAAATAGTAGAATTAGAAGAACGTATTCAAGATCTTGAATCTAAAGTTGAACTGATATTTGGAAACAGCGATAGTTTTGCCAACGACAGTACAAATGAAGTTGGAATTATTGACTTGATTAAAAGTAAAAAGGTGACTAAGCGTGAGCGCAAAAAATAAAGAAAAAATGTCGGATGATGAATTAAAGTCTGCGTTTGACTGGGAAGCAGATAATGCTATAGGTAGGGACAACAGTGATCTTGCTGCTCAAAGGCGTATGGCTGTTGAATACTATTATGGCAATTCGCTAGGGAATGAGGTTGAAGGACGTTCCCAAGTTATATCCCATGATGTATTTGAAGTTGTTGAATGGGCTATGCCTCATATTATGAAGGTGTTTACCAGTGATCGTATAGCTGATTTTGAGCCTACTGGGCCTGAAGACGAGGNAGAAGCAGAACAAGCAACTGACTATGTTAACTATCTCTTTGAGAAAAGAAACAATGGCTTTAGCATTATACATGATATGGCGAAAGATGCNCTGCTTGAAAAAACTGGCGTTTCAAAAATATGGTGGGACGATACTCCAACTATTGAAAGGGAAGAATACAGTGGCCTCGATGATTTTGCGTTTGCGAAATTGGTTAGTGATGAAGAAATTGAAGTGGTGGAGCATACCGAAACTCAAGAAGAAATTATTGGCCCAGCAGACCAAATGCCACAAATAATGCGTTCTCACGATGTAGTTGTAGAACGTGTAAAAGATAATGGTAGAGTAAGAATTGAAGTAATCCCCCCAGAAGAATTATTAGTTTCAAGAAGAGCCAAGAGCCTAGACGATGCAGATTTTGTTGCTCACAAAGTACGTTTAACGATATCTGAAGTTAGAGATATGTTCCCTGATGTTTCAGATGATGACCTAGACGAGATGGCAGGAGATGATGAACAAGAATGGAATGATGAATACGGAGCAAGACATGATTTCGATGACTCTTATGGTGATGGGGATAACTCTTATAACAGTAGTAATGCAGGCAGAAAGATTTGGATAACAGAAGGTTACATGAAGGTGGATTGGGATGGTGACGGACATGCAGAACTACGAAAGATAACTAAAGCTGGAAACAAAATATTAGAGAACGTACCAATTGATGAAAAACCATTTGCTTCTATCTGCCCAATTCCAGTACCGCATAAATACTACGGGTTGTCGTTGTCCGATAAGGTAGTTGATATACAGATTGTAAAATCGACTCTTATTAGAAACATTCTTGACAATATATATAATTTAAACAACGGCAGATTTACGATGCTTGAAGGTCAAGCTAATCTGGATGACTTGTTAACATCACGCCCCGGTGGTGTGATTAGAGTAAAAACTCCAAACGCTGTAACACGCCTAGATACGCCTCCATTACCTAGTGGTAGTTTTGAATTATTAAATTACATCGATCAAATCAGAGATGGGCGTACTGGTATTTCAAAATTTAGAACTGGCATAGATCCTAATGTCTTGAACAACGCAAAAGCAGGCCCAGCTAATTCACAAATGGACGCAGCAAATGCTCGTTTAGAATTGATGGTGCGTATTTTTTCAGAGACAGGCATTAAGGACATGTTTAAAAAGATATACGGTCTAGTTATTAAGCATCAAGATCGTTCTGAAGTAATTAAGCTAAGAAACAAATGGGTAAGCGTAGATCCAACTCAATGGAAGGGGAATGCTAATGTATCGGTTAATGTTGGACTTGGGCATGGCAATCGGGATCAAGCAATCAACCATATGGCGTTGTTGGCTCAAAATTATGTCGCTATCCGGCAAGATCCAGAGTTTAGGCACATGGTTAGTCCAAAAAATGTCTACAACATGGTGGGGGAAGCATTAAAGTCTATGGGCTATAAAAACTATGATCGTTTTATTAGTAACCCTGATACGACACAACCATCACCGCCACCGCCTGATCCAAAAGCTGAAGCTGATAAGATGAAAGCACAAATCGAAATGCAGAAGATGCAGATGGAAGGCCAGAAGATGCAAGCTGAAATGCAGATGGATAAAGAGCGTCAAGGGCTTGAACAAATGCGTATGCAAGTTGACATGTCTAAAGACCAACAGAAAAATCAAATCGAAGTGGCTAAGTTACAATCTCAACTACAAGCAGAGCGTGAACAAAATCAGATAGAAATGATTAAGTCACAAGTTGAAATTGAAAAGGTAAAATTTGAGAAAGAAAAACTAGGTGCAGAAATGAAAATGGAAGCTGCTGAACACGCACTAAAGATTGAGGAATTAATTCTTGAAAGAGAACAAGCAAGGTCAGTCAAGATTGGTAATTAAACGCACCAAAATAAAATCGGGTGCCAATGCTGTTGCCAAAAAGTTTGGTGAAGACAAGATTATACCGAATAAGAAGAAAGACTACACTGTGCCTTCATGGGAGTAGTCAGTAAACAACATTAAAATAAGGTAGAATATGAATGATGATGCATCGTTACATCAAGAAGTTAAGCAAGGGCGAGATGCAGAATATCTTTTAGAGAATCCTGTATTCCAACAAACTTTTGATTACTTGAAAGATGCTTATTTTAAGGCGTGGGAGCAAACTTCTGTAGAAGATTCCCAATCAAGAGAAAACGTCTGGATGATGTATAAAACGCTAGACACTGTACATGGACATATTAAAACATATGCCGACACAGGAAAACTAGCAAAAAAACAATTAGAAGATATAGGAGTCAAGAATGAAAGAAATGGGTAAGTATCCAACTCCAAAGAACGCACATTACAAAGACAGTGGCGGTGGTATGTCATCTTTGAAACAAAACATTTCAAGTTCTAGTTTTGAAAATAAAGATCAGTCAAGGTCTATGTGTCAAAAAGGACGTTCAGGTGGAGCATCTAAGAACAAAGGTATGTATCAAAAATAAAGGAGTAAAATTATGAGTGGTGGTGGAAGATATAATCAGATGGTAGTACACGGGGCTTTCCAACCTCGTAAGTTGGCTTTTGAAAAAGTAACAGCAGATACAACTCTAACCCCGACAGACAGTGGAAAAGTTATATTTATGGGTGCTAATGGCGTAGATATTACTCTGCCTAGTACTCCAGAAGCAGGTTTAAATTACAAAATTATCATGGCTGCGGATTACTCTACTGCTGTGTGTACGGTAACAATTAATGGCTCTGGCGAATTTTTTGCTGGCGTTGTTTCTTCTGCCACACATGACACTACTGTCGATTCAGCCGTTTTTAATGGTTCGAGCAACGATGTTATTACATTTGCTTCTGGTTCTTTGGCAGGAGATTATGTTGATATTATATGTGATGGTTCTCTCTGGTTTGTATCAGGGATGGCTTCTGTAGTTGCTGGAATTGGAGCATCAGATAGTTAATAATAATTATTACTTTCATCCCTTTGTTTTTGAGTGAAGTTTGAAGAGAGGCTTCAAAGGTTTTGCTTTTTGCGTTTTTTTGCTTTTAGTGGTTGGTTAAACTTTTTGAACATCTTTTTCTAATATAGCCCTCAAAAAAAGGCTTGTCAAGTAAAATCGTACATTAAGGAGAAAATAAATGGCTCAGACTAACCCGGATGTGGGAGTCGATGCTAGTCCAGAAGTGGCTACTGTCGATGAAAATCAAGCACTTAACAGTGAAACAGACGCTGCTGATGAGATAGTAAGAAAAGGAATTTTGGATGAAGTAGAAGATGATTATCTACCAAGCCAAGACCGTGATCATACCGAAGAGGAACCCACGGGAGAAGCAGAAGAAGTAGATGAAGAACAGCCAGAAAGTGATGAATCGGAACCTGAATTGGGGGAAGAGGAATCAGAAGAGTACGATGTTGAGGTACCAACCTACACCCTAAATGTTCAGGGTAAGCAGGTACAGGTAGATCTTGAAGAACTCAAAAATGGCTATCAAAAAGGTGCTGATTACACTAAAAAAACTCAAAGCCTTGCTGAAGAAAAAAGGGCGTTTGATATAGAAAAGGGCGCAGTTATACAAGAGCGTCAACAGTACAATCAAGCATTGTCCCAGTTTCAGCAGTTGATGAATGAGCAATACCAGCAGTATGACAATATTGACTGGGCACAGTTGAAAGAGGATGACCCTATTGGTTATATGACACGAAAAGAAGAAATGCGTGACATAGAAACTAGACACCAAAAGGCAGCCCAAGAACAACAGCAAGTTACTCATCAACAACAACAGCAATACGCAAGGCAACATCAGGAGCTTGTAGCAAGAGAAATGGATTTATTAGGTGAGAAATTGCCTGATTGGAAAAACCCAGACAAGAGAGCTAAATTGAGCGAAGAGCTTAAACTATACGCTGGGAATATTGGGTATTCTAAAGAAGATTTGGATGGAGTCACAGACCATAGAAGCTTGTTGATACTAAACAAGGCTAGGTTGTACGACAAGATTCAAAAATCAAATCCAAAGAAAATAAAGCAAGTTCCTAAAGTGGTTAAAGGTGGGAGTAAAAACACCAGATCTAATGATAGTAAAACAGGAAAATATAAATCTAAACTAAATTTGGCTAAACAAAGAGGTGGTAGAACTGAAGATATCGCTTCTGCTATCTTTGAATTAATGTAATAGCCTTTTTTAAGTTCTTTAAGGAGTAAATAAAATGGCAACAAAAGCAAGCACTTTTGGTGTTGGCCCAGCAACCAACATCACGGCAGCTATAGGTAATAGAGAAGACCTAACAGATGTAATATATAATATTGCACCAACGGAAACACCTTTCATGTCGAACATTGGGCGTACTAAATGTACGTCTACTTTCCATGAATGGCAGACCGATTCTCTTGCAACAGCAGCAGCTAACCAACAGCTAGAAGGTGATGATTACGATTCAGCAGGTCTTGAAGCTTCAGTTGTAACAACTAGAGTAACAAACTATACGACAATCAGTGCTAAAACGCTGATTATTTCTGGTTCGCATGAATCTACTTTGAAAGCAGGTAGAAAATCAGAAATCGCATATCAGGTGGCTAAGAAAGGTAAGGAGCTAAAACGAGATATTGAATTTACTCTTTCTCAAGAACAAGCTCCTGTTGCATCAACTGGTGGTACCACACGAAAAACTCGTGCTTTGGAAAGTTGGATTGCCAGCAACGCTTCTCGTGGTTCTGGTGGTTCAGATCATGCTTCTACCTTTGTTGTAACTGATGGAACGCAACGGGATCTAACTGAAGCGATGGTTAAATCAGCCGTACAATCAGCTTGGACTGCCGGGGGAGATCCCGAAATGATGCTTTGTGGTGCTGTTAATAAGCAAAACATCTCAAGCCAATTCAGTGGTATTGCTACAATGTATCGTGAGCAGTCAGGAACTGGGCCGGGTACGATTATCGGTGCTGCTGATGTTTATGTTAGTGACTTTGGAGAGTTGAAAGTTGTGCCTTCACGATTTAGTCGAGATCGTACTATTTCAATTATTCAGAAGGATATGTGGGCTATTGCTTACTTACGGCCTTTCAAGGTTTATGACCTTGCTAAAACGGGTGACGCTGAAAAGAGATTGCTCTTATCGGAATATACTCTTGAGGGACGTAACGAAGCAGCTAGTGCTAAAGTAGCGGATCTTAAAACAGACCTTCTGTAATCTAGAAGGTTAAACCAATATTGGGGGGTGTAACAGCCCCCCTTTATACGGGAGAATCACATGAAAGAATTTATGTACAAACACAATTGGGTTATGTGGGTTGTTGTTGTCGTTGGCGTTGTCTATCATCACCTCTTTTAAGGTTTAATAAATGGCAGATGTTAAAATAAGTGAAAACTGGGGCAACAATATGGTTAAAACCACTGGTTGGTTTGATACAAACACTGGCGATGTCCATATGTCCACATACCAAGATATAGAAGAAATAATAAAGAAAAACAGAGCCGATAGAAAAGCATTCGCCATTGATAAGAACAGTATTGGTGGTAAGTTTGGAGAGTTTGCTAAAATTGCTTCTATCCCTAATGTTGTTGTCGATCAATTAATGAATAATGGTATTTGGTTTGATAAAGTTGCTTTTAGAAAGTGGCTTGGTGATCCAGATAACCGTATTTTCAGAACTATAGACTGTAATTTATAATGGCTATTGATTCATACGCAAAACTAAAAACTTCTGTTGCTTCTTGGTTAGACAGAGATGATTTAACAGATACTATCCCTGACTTTATAAGTCTTGCAGAAGACCGAATAAACAGACATATCAGAGTACGTTCTATGGAACATAGAGCAGAAATGTCTACTGTAGCAAACCAAGAGTATTACGGTTTACCTGACAACTACATACAAATGCGACATTTCGCATTAAAAACAAGCCCACCTAAAGACCTAGATTATTTGACCCCAGAAAGATTTGAAACAGAAGTCGGGGGTTTAATAGGGGTTCCAAAATTTTATACATTGATAGGAAATGAAATAAGATTGGGGCCAAAACCCGGTGGGGTCTATACTGCTGAAATGGTGTTCTACCGAAAATTTAACCACCTTTCTGATAGCTTAACTAGCAATAAATTGTTGGAAGATCATTCAGATGTTTTACTTTATGGTGCTTTATTAGAAGCAGAACCTTTTGTCAAAAACCCAGAGTCAGCAAAGATGTGGGGGCTTTATTTTAATCAGGCAATTGATGCGATAGAAGCAGCAGATCAAAAAGATAGACATTCTGGTGGTGCATTAGCTGTAAAAAGCGATGTAGGAGGAATTTAGGTGGCAAACACAACATGGACATCATCAACACAAGTGCAATACTGGAATACCATTAGCAATAACTGGAATACAAATTCAGACAATTGGGAGGATAACTGGACTGAATGGAGTGTTGACCTTGGTATGAGTTGGGAAAATATAAGACAAAACTGGAATACCATTAACGAAATTTGGTCTGATTAGGGAGACATCATGGCATTAGAATCTGTAACAAACATAGACGATTTAAACGCAGCAAATCCTGTTGTGGGTGATCCTGTTAGTGAAGGTGATGACCACATAAGGAATATAAAAACAGCACTAACCACAGACTTCCCAAATATTGGTGGAGTTATGAGTGCGACACATACTGAATTAAATGTATTGTATGGAGTAACGGCAGGGACTGTAACAGCCTCTAAGGGGTTGGTAGTTGACAGTTCAAGTAAGCTTAATACACTCAACGTGGATAATATCGATCTTGATGGAAACACAATATCAACAACTAATACCAATGGTGACTTATTAATTGCACCAAATGGTACAGGTGATGTTGATTTTGATGCTTGTTCTATTATGCTTGATACCACGCAAGGAATTAAAGACGCAGGTGGGGATGAATATATTATTTTTACTGAATCATCAACTCCAGTCAATTACATAGGTGTGCATAATGCTGATTCTGCTTCTGGCCCTTCTTTAGCTGCTGAAGGTAGTGACTCTAATATCAACTTAAATCTAATACCAAAAGGTACCGGAAAGGTTGATGTCCAAGGTGGTTTTATGACTTCCGAAACAGCTACTTTGAGTGGTGCAGGAGCAATCCCAATAACGGGATCAATAGCAGAATGGACTACGACAAGCACTGATGCAGGAACATTAGCTGATGGGGTGGAAGGACAGCATTTATTCATCATTCTTAAAGTAGATGGCGGTAATGGGACACTAACCCCAAGTAATGGTGGTGGTTATACAACAATAACTTTTGCAGACGCTGGTGACAGTGTGCATCTGCTTTTTACAAATGGTAACTGGTACATAGTCGGTCAAGGTGGACTCACAACTGGGCCATTATCCGCATAAAATAGGAGAAACAAATAATGG